ATGAAGTGATTCTGTCTTTCGTGTGTAATAATTAGCGAAAATCGGTTCAATTCCACCACTAATGCCTAACATAGAACTGAGTGTGCCTGTTGGTGCAATAGTAAGAAGCTGAGAATTACGAAGTCCATCAATAGTTAAATCACCGCTATTGTATTCTAAAAACTTGCTCTTATTTATAGTGTCATATTTAAACTCTGGATATCGTCCATCTTCTTCTGCCAAGTCTTGAGAAGCGATAATGGCATTATCTGCCATGATTCTACCAATCTTATCACACAACTCAATTGATTCTTGTGATCCGTAACGGATACCCATTTTTATGAGCATATCAGCAAGACCCATTATTCCGAGTCCGATCTGTCTCCAGTTTCTAACAGAGTTTCTTTGTTCATCTAGTGGGTGTAATGGAAGTCCCTCATCTAGCACTTCATTCATTGCTTTTACTGCAATGTGTACTGCTTCAATAAAATCGTGATAATTAAATGTCTTGTTATTATTTACGAATTCTGACAAGTTTAAGCTACCTAAAAGGCAACTTCCACCAGCTGGGAGCATTACTTTCCATGAGAGTCACAAATTCTCATGCGTTCTCCTATGAACTGCTACATATCTCTATGTAGATAAGACTATATCATCTTTCTTATTAGAAAGGTTGGTGCTTCCACCGCCATACGTTTGCGATGTACTCCTAAATAGGATAGTCGTTGAGGCTAATCATATTTCTAACTTGGTCAAAGTTAGGTCAAACTACTTTTTCTAATCTCACCCATCCTTCATGTTTGCTTCCATTGGCAGCATCCATTATTACTATTTCACCGTTTGGCAATAACCACTTATATTTTGGTTTTGGTTTTCTTAATTTTGCTTTATGCGATTCTGATTTTGGCCTCCCTTTTAAAGATTCGCTTACTTTTTTATTCCATTCCTCGGTATGTACTACTTTTTTAACTCCTTCTGAAATTCTCTTATTCATTTCTTCGGAATTTTTCATACCAGTTCTACTTTTATTCCCTAAACCCCATTGATTACCAATGCTCCTTTGTCTTAGTTTTTCTTTATTCGCTTCAGACATTGGATGTCCTTTTTTCCCAGTTAGAGATTTAGATATATTCATTTTCCACTCTTCATCTTTATTTTGAACGGCTTTTAAAAACTTATCTCGTACTTCTTCTCTTTGCATTGCTTCCTTAGTTTTTTCAGATATTTTTTCATTTAATATATTTCTTTCTTCTTCGGTATATCCTTTTACTAAGTTCCCACCTTCTCCACCATCGGCAATATTGTATCCATTGGGTCTGATTGTATTATATTTTTTTATATAATATTTTTCTAATTCACATAGTTGATCTGAATTATTGCATTCATCTAATATTGTTTTTTCATAATAGTGATATTTTTCATTTTGATTAAATACCCATTTATGGTCTGTTCTTCTATCACTATTTAAATTAGGATTTTTGAATCTTTTTCTATATGAATTCCACAATAATAAACCGCTACCCATATAATACTTATTATCGCTTTGGTCTTTACCTATGTAACTTAAACCGTTTTCTAAATTTTTAATTCTATATATTTGCATAACATATAAAATAGTTTTAAATGATTAGCCTGCTGATTGACTCTATTTGATAGATTTTTAGGGCAGATGACCAATTCTGCATTAACCTCCTACTATCAACCTAACGAGTGATTCCAGCATTTCACCAACTTTATAGAACCCCTCTCCCTATTTTTGAGGCTCTTCTGCACAAGGGTTAACCCCAGCATATTCAAACTCATCATCTTCACTAAGCAGATTCCAATTCTGAATTCTATCCCAGAACAGCATACCAGGCTCTGCGTAATCCCAATTCATCTCACAGAATTTATGATATAAGTCTTTGGCTTTTACTTTTTTATAGATATTTTCTCCAGTTTCTTCTCTAACAAAACTTAGATACCAATCTTCATCATTCTGAACAGCTTTCATAAAATCATCAGTAATTCTAATAGAGATATTAGCTTTCGTTACTCTATTCAAATCAGACTTGCATTCAATAAACTCTTCAATGTCTGGGTGATCACAGGGAATTGAAATCATCAAAGCCCCGCGCCTCCCGTTCTGCCCGATTAATCCAGTAACTAAACTATATAAATCCATAAAACTAACGGATCCAGAAGTTTCTTTTGCGGTGTTATTGACCTTCGCTCCTCTTGGAGAAAGCTTACCAATATCAATACCGCACCCACCACCATAACTAAATGTCCGTGCTAGTTTCTTCGCACAATCAAAGATAGACTCAATATTATCTTCTGGAGGAGAAATAACATAACAATTAGAATAAGTAACTTTCTCACCATCTTTGTATGCACCACGGTTAGAGAGGATTCTACCACCAAATAAAAATTTCTTCTCACGAATTAATTGTTTGACACTATCATTTCCACCAGATACTCTGTCTAACCACTCTTCAAAACTCTCACCATTTCTTTGGTACTTCTTCTCCCAAATATCAATACCTAACTTATTGTCTTCTCCCAACCATTCTTGTACAGTCATTCACATCACTCCTTGATCATAATTGCATACCAAATAAAATTTGATATAAAACACTCATATCTCGCTGTTACAATTTCATATCCTTCTTCCAACAAATCACTTACCTTATTCTCAAAATCTGATTCGTTAGAAGAAGTAATACACTTACATTTTTTATCCATTCAACTATCACTCCTATTGTTTCTACTATCTCCAAGTGACAACCATGTTTTTCTATCATTATGACTCTTTCTAATACACGTTCTAAATGCAGATGGCTCTGCCAACAATAAACATCTTTTCTTAGCTCTAGTCATCATTGTATAAAGCATACAATTGTCAAGTAATGAATAATGAGTATTGTCAACAATTCCAATTACAGTATGTATACCTGCACCTTGAATTTTATGGCAAGTCAAAGCATATGCTAATTCTAATTCTTCAAGTTCAGAATATGTATATTCAACGATATTGAAATAACCTTCACCTGTAACATCGTTAAATCTTACTTTACAAACTGTATCTCTTGCATCTTTAGGATGTTTATTGATTCCAATAACATATCCAATCTCACCATTAAATACTCTTTTCTGATAATTGTTTACTATCTGTAAAACCTTATCTCCTACATATATTTTTTTACTTTTATTTGATCCATATTCAATCATCTTATCATTAGATTTACCTTCCATGATTATAGATTGAATTTTATTATTTATATTCAAAGAACTATTATTACATCCCTGTTTTCTTGGAGTAATGATTACAACATTATCTGTACCAAGTTCATTTATAGAAGACATATATGTATTAATCGCAATTTTTGTAAGAGTATCACGATCATTCCTAAACATATAATACATATCTTGAAGTTTACCATGTATCATTTTAGGTTTTATTTCTTCTTTTATAGGATTAATATTTTCTCTAATTTTATTAGCATCAACCAGGATGCCAGATTGTGTAGCCTGTCTCATTGGTTTTGTAAGTTTATTTACCACTCCACCATAAAAGATATCAATCAAATCAGAGAAAATATTCCCATAACCAATTGGTGGTAATTGTTTGTGATCTCCAGAGATTATCACTACAGTATTCTCACCAATTGCTCTTACTAAACTTAAAAATAATGAAGCACCTATCATACTTCCTTCATCAATAATCACGACATCTGCATTAATTGGTTTATCCTTATTTCTTCCAAAATTAGAATAGCCTTGACTTTCCAACAAGCGATGAATTGTCTTTGCTCCATATCCAGAAGCTTCAGATATTCTCTTTGCAGCCATAGCAGATAAAGCACATGATTCAAAAATTTTATGATTATCTTCTAATGCAATCATAATCGCTCTCATAATAGAACTTTTACCTACACCAGCTTTACCAGTGATAATTGATACATTATGTTTTAGTGTATTATTAATTACTTTAATCTGCTCATCTGTATATTGAAATCCTTGAATGTCTTCTGCCTTTTTAATTGCATTGTTAATAGATTCCTGTGTTATATTTAATAATCCAGGTTTTACAATCTTATCATGTAGAGTATTATATATCTCCCATTCTTCTTTGCGATATGAAGCAAGTCCTACATAATCATTCTCTATGGTGATAATGTACATATGAAATAAATTATCAATCAATTCTTTACACTCTGGAACATTTTCTAAAATAGCATTAAGCAAAGTTTCTTTTGTACACCATGTATCACCATTATTTTCTCCCAATTCTCTAAAGAAATAAGTCACAAAAGATACTAATCTACTCATCGAATTAATCTTTTCAGGCTTTAATTTTTTTACTAATTCATCTACTCGTTTAAATCCAAAACCTTGAAACTTAGTAAGATAATAAGGATCTTCCTCAATTTTCTGTTTTAAGATTGATGGGTTACTCTCATGCTTTAACATTGCACCAATAGTTTGATAAGATACTCCCAAAGGTTTAAGCATTACTACAAGATCTGAAATAACATAATTGTTTAAAATTTTATCTTTAATCTTTTCCCAAGTTTTCTCAGCCACCCCTTTAATATCAGAGTAATCTATTTTATCAATCTTACCATCTACCACATCATTAACCAGGTTTGGGTATTTCTTCAGTATATTTTCTGCAACACTTTCATTAACAATCACTTTTAAAAAAGCCATTTGATCTTCTGCTGTTTTAGGTGCAATAGAAATAATATTTATTGTACTGTATTGCATTCCATATCTTTTATCGGCAATGATTTTTGCAGTTACTTTATACTTACACCCAATACTAAGTTGTTGCATCTTGCCAACTAATGTACCAAACTTAGAATCATCATGATGTGTGGTGTCAAATGCATCAAACTCAGGAGAAGTAAGATAGGGGAGATCTTCTTTGGTTGAAAAATTATAAATGCCATAATTTGTATCTTCATTATAGTACCTACAATAAACTATCTTTGCTTCAAAATTATATTCCGTAGATTCCATTTAAAGATTCACCCCCATATTTCTTCTCTCTTCTAACCAAGTATTATATGTTTTTATTTTCTCCACAAAGAAATGATCATCTTCATCTTTTCTTCCAAGAATAGCCAAGCATCTTCCTTTCTTAATAAGTTCTGAAAACTCTTTTAACTGTGAAGACCAAATCGTTGCTTCTATAATTCCAAATGGAGTATACAAATCAAGATAGGCAAACTGATTTCCATTCTTATCTTTCTTTCGTTTAATATCGATAATCACACAGAAGAGTGTAGTTTTTTCTCCATTCTTAACCAAATCCCAATCTACCTTAGTATGCTTATAAGCATCCTGTAAAGGATCATTAGTTAAAAACATTGACAATGTTTCAAACTCCCACATGTATTCATCTTTAGCATATTTCTCCTGGAATGATATCATATGTTTTTTATACTTCTCATCTTGAGTCTGAATGAATTTTGATTCTCTTATTTTATTATAATCTTCAAGCAACCTGTCTTTATCTATCTTACGTTTATCAATACGATAATCTTCAGAATCCAGACCAAAATCCTCTTTTAATTTCTTATAGGTAGGAAGTGTGGTCAAAGGTGTAAACTCTCTTCGATTAAACAGAGAAGTTGCATATTTCTTCAATGATTTCATTTTATTATTAGTTGGTAATGCACCTGCTTTGATTAAAGTAATGATAGCAGTTTTATCACCTACTTTTTCTATGAAGTCATTTAAACTAGTATATGGTCTGTTTTCAATAATTTTATTAAGAATTGCCAATCCTAAACCTTTAACACCTAACAACCCAAATAATATTTCGTTTTTATCCGGGATCGGAGTAAAACTAATATTAGATAAATTGATATTTGGTGGGGAAACTTTAATTCCAATTCTCTTACAATCATTGATAATTACACTAATCTTTTCTACCTTATCGCTTTTAGAAGTAAGTAAGGCAGACATAAAGTAAATTGTGTAATGCACTTTTAAATATGCTGTAAGATAAGACAGAAGACCATAAGCAGTGGCATGACCAAGATTAAATGAATATCCAGATTGCTTAAGTAATAAATCCCACATTTCATTTATCTGTTCCTCTGTCCAACCTTTATTCCTCAATCCATCTTGCAAGTCTACCTTTAAAGACTCCATTACTTTGACCTGTTTTTTACCTATAGCTCTACGAGCATTATCTGTTTCTTCTTCTGGGAATCCTGCATATCTAAATACTTTTAAAGCCTGTTCTTGATACATTAGTACAGAACAACTATCTTTAAATAGTTCTTTTAGATCATCATGAATAACCTCAACATCGTTTGGATGAAGTTTATTCTGACAATAAATTGGAAAGTTTTCTTTTGTTCCCGGACGATTAGCCGCATTAACAACTATGATATCTTCTATATTATCTGCTTTAGCATCCATGCACATCTTTCTTGCTTCGGCAGATTCCATCTGAAATACTCCAACTGTATTACCATTTTTATAAACCTTATCATAAACTTCTTTATCATCAAGATTCAAATGATTAATATCTACGTCTTCCCATGTAAGATTAGCCATCTTTAAGCAATCATCAATAATGTCGAGAGTTTCTAATCCAAGATAATCCATCTTGACTAATCCAAGATCATCCATAGCATTATGCATTTCCAATTCAACCATTACATTTTTTTCTGAGTCTAAACAAATCGGACAATAATCTGTAACAGGTGTAGGAGTAATTAATGTTCCTGCTGCATGTCTTCCCATTGACTTTGGCAATCCTTCAAGATCCATTACATATTTAAACCATAATGGAAATTGATTATATACATTTTCAAGTTTCTTATTCTTCATTAAGATATCACCAAGTAACAATTCTTTCTCTACTTCTTCACCTAAATCATTCAGTGTTTTAATAGTAGGAATCATTTTTGACACTTCATCTCTTAAAGAATAAGGAATCTGCTGATAATATGGAGAATCTTCTTTTTCGTTTAATACCTTACCAATATCACGGATAGCAACCTTAGTACTCAATGTATTAAATGTACAGATTGGAGCTACATTTTCTTTTCCAAAAAGTTCTTCAGAAACTTCAACCATTTCTTTTCTTCTTTTCTTTGCAATATCCCAATCATAATCAGCTATACTCTTTCTTCCTTTGTTGGCAAACCTGGAGAAATCTAAGTTCCATCTTACAGAATCTATCTGAGTTACATTGAGCATAAATAAACAAAGACAGTTTGCACCAGATCCACGAGAATAACCAAGAGGTATTTTTCTTTTTCTAGCTTCTTTAGCTAACATATAGAGCATGATAAAGTAATCAACATAATCTACATACTCTAATACTTCAAGTTCATCATTAAGTCTTTTTCTTCTGATATTTTGTTTTTCTTTAGACATATGTCCAAATTTTTCATCGAATGTAGAGAATACAAGATGTTTAAGATAATCAGCATGTGAATTAAAACCATTATCAATTTCAATCTTTGGCATGATATTACCTTTGTTTAAACCGATATCAATATCTTCAATCATATCAACAATATGATGAGTTTCTTCCACTGCTTTTTCAATAATAGAATTATCATCAAAACTGTTAGACATAATTTCATCTAACATTTCTCTATTCTGAAGATAACAATCAGTATAACTCTCTCCTACTTCTCTGCCCTCTCCAATCTCAACAAACATCGAATGAGAATCCTGCATCTCTTTACTAAGCATATGGGCATCAGTGGTTACAACAAATGGCAGATTATGTTCTTCTGCAAATTGATAAATTAATCTGTTACATCTGATTTGCTCTGGAGTATTGTGAGATTGTAATTCAATTGCTACATAATCAAAAATACTTTGCAATTTATTTATAAAATCCTCAGATTCAAGAATCATATTTCTCTCTAAATATCTGCTTAACCTACCTGCCTGACAAGCGGTTAAACAGATAATTCCTTTACCAAGGTTATTAGATTCAATTTGATCTAAGTCGATTCTTGGTTTTTTATATAAACCTTCTGTTCTTGAAATAGATGTAATCTTAAACAGATTTTTTAATCCTTCCTGTGTTCTTGCAAGAAGCACCATATGATATCTTGGCTGAGTATATTCTTTTGAATCAGATTTCCATGTCATGTCATCAACTTCATATATCTCATTTCCAATAATTGGTTTAATTCCTTTTTCATTACATGCTTTAACGAGATTTACAAAGTTATTCATAGTTCCATGATCAGTTATAGCAATAGCTTTTTGATTATTTTCCACAGCGAAATTTACAATTTCATCTATCTTTAAAATAGAATCTAATAAAGAACCCTGTGCTGAATGTACATGTAGATTAATTAATTCTTTTTTATTACTCATTCATTTACCATGCCTTTTCATCATCCCAATCAAACTCGTCATCGATTGAACTACTTAAATTTGTTTCAATAATATTTAAATCTTTTATATTAATCTGCGGAGTTATCACTCCCTTATACTCTGACATACTAGGCTGTCCAACGATTGTGAAAGTTACACTATCATTATCTCCCCAGGCATCATTTAAAAAATCATATAATCCATTCCCTTCATGACATTGATATTGAATAAAATCAACATCATTGATAGTGAATTTTATTACATCTTCTTTATTTCCCAAGATAGAAAATTCATCTTTATTTAAAGTGATATTTTCTATAGCGATCAACATTTCATCAATCTTAGTTCCTGTATAATCAGAGAAAGTAGATAATGTATTTATTAATGATGGCTCTAGAATAGAATCATCAATAATAAAATCAACTTTATATGTAGAATCATACTCTACATCTTTTAGCATATCATTTAACTTAGAAATAGCTTCTTCCAATTTATCTGTTTCAAGTTGTACTCCAAAAGCATTATCATGACCTGTGGCAAATATAAATTCATTAGAATCACTAATTACCTCTCTAAGATTTTCAATTGGACTATAATTAATATTCCTGGCAGATCCACCATAAACTTCTCTTCCAAGTTTTTTATCATAATACTTTTTTAAAAGAATACATGGCTTGTTATACATATCTGCAATTTTAATTGCAACTAAACCGCATAAACTTCTATCGATGTTTTCTGTAACATCTTTAATAATAATCTTGTCATCAGCAGACATATCATTTAATAGTTCAGATATCTCTTCAATCCCTTTTTCTTTTTTTCTATCCTGTCTACTTTTTGCATTGGAGCATAACCTGGGAACACGTTCATAAATACTTTCGATTACCTCTACACTAGGTTTATTTTTTGTTGCACGTTTTTTATACACAAATTCTTCATATTCTCCGATAAACGCCTTAAACATTAATGTCTTATTTTCTAGAGTGTCCACACGAATAAGCCCATTAATCAATGGAGAAATATACCACTGAACATTATGTATGTTTACATGATTTTTCATTCTATATTCTTGTGCTTTAATGAATCCTTTGAAGCACTCATTCCTAATATGCTTTAATCCCAAGTCGATATAATACTTTGTTTCCAATGAACGAATATCCATATTATCAGATATGTTAGCCAATGCAACCAGGTCAAGATATTCATCTGCATATTCTGTCCAATTCTCATCATCTAATGCCTGTAAGAATTTATAAACAACACCTGCACCACAAAAATCTTTGTTCCAATATTTTTCACTTAACTGATTATTTACTATACATGCATAAATGTTTTCATCAATACTTTCATCTCTTTGATGATGATCAATAATCAGAATATCTATTCCTTTTTCTTTTAATTCCTTACACCTTAATGTATCATTTGTCCCGGCATCAGGAATAATTAAAAATTTAGTTTCATTAGGAATAACAATATCTTCAGTTAAACCATGTGCCTTTGCCAATGAATGAATAATATAAGATACAGGATAATCTTTATCAATCTTTTTAATTGTGGAATAAATCATTGATGCACTTGTATACCCATCAACATCTGGGTCTACAATAATTACTGTCGGAGATTTATTCTCAATATTTCGATTAAACATTTCTACAGCATCTTTAATATTATCCAGGTTTGAATAATGGCAAATGCAATCTTCTTCTTTTAAATTAATATACTTTTCTACATCATTAATTCCTCTGTTTTTTAAAGCATATTCAACCACCCCAAAATCAATAATATCGTCAATATTGTAATCTTCTTTGTTATTAAATAATTTGTATCTCAATAACAGTTTCACCTCAATCTGTAAATGTTTTTTTCAACCATTCTTTCCCATACTTCTTTATGATCCGTTGGAGATTCATGACCACTTAATAGATTATCTTCATCATACATATAATATAAAGGCATATCTTCTGGAAACTTTTCTGCTATCTCTTCTATTTCTTTTTTATCAACATCCTTATCAAAACAAATAATTATATCTACACACAATCTTACTAATAAATCAACCTGCCTTGAAGAAATTATTTTACCTCCAGTTGAAACTGCATTTCGGTAACCCATTGACCAACATTGCATAGTGAACTTTTCTGACTCACCTACAAACACTTTTTTATTCCTATTTATATATGGCAATGTTTTGTTTAGTCCATATAACACTTTAGATTTTGCACAAGGTTCAAGATAAATATATTTATTTTTATCTTCTGGAACATCACGATAAAAATATCTTCCTTTTACTCCAATCAAATCACCCAATTCAGATCTAATTGGAATTGTATATCGATTAGTCATTTCATCAAACCCTATTTCAAAGTCTTGTTGTGTTTGATAATCTATCCCATCTTCGGCAAACAAATCATTAACATATGGTTTATAATAAGACACAATACTTTCACTGATAGGTTTCAATGGTTTATCTTCTTCAACATCTTTACCAGTTTTCATTGCCTTTAACATTTTTATAATTTTAAAATCTTCAGGCTCATCTTCTTCAAAATCATGGTAATAAGAAAGACCTACTATATTTGCAATTTTATTTATTGATTGTACGAAAGATAATCCAGTTGCATAAGATACAATATCAATGATATCCAAGAATCTTCCATTTGTATTAATGTTTCTTGTAAAATTTATTGCATTCAGAATTTCATTATTATAAATAACAATTGCATTCCTATTATCTCCATCTGGATTAGCTGCACTATAATAATCTCCAGAAGAATGATATTGAATATGATGGCATCCAATGGATTCCAGAATGTCTTTAATATAATTATTTTCATAAATATATGTTTTTAATTCTTTAGTATCCATTTATCTACCACCTAATTATCTTTTATCTAACCACCCAACATTCTTCCAAGTATTATAATTTAAATCAATCTCAAAAAGTATTACCTTATCTTTGCTACCTGCTCTATTCTTATCTATCTTTACAGCAAGATAATTTTTATTGGGATCTAATCTTTCTTCACAAGGTTCTCCCCACACTCCTTCTGTTTGATAATACTTATACTTCGTGTAATTATTTTTTTCTATTAACTTTCCAAGAGTAAGAATGTCGCAGATATGTTTGATTCCCTTTGATGTTGCAATATTCATAGAAGACAATTCAAAGATATCCATATTAACTGTACTATCCGTCAACTGGAATACAGCCATGCCAAAGATATCTAACTCTTTGGTGATCTCTTTTAACTTAGTAGCAAACTGTTTTACAGAAGACCAGTCATCTGTCTGATAACCCTTTAAAGTATCATATCCATAATAATTAATATGATGTACCATTTTTGCTTTTGTCAACTCAAACTCAACACGTTCAATACTATAGTCATCTCCAATATCCTTAAACATGAAAGTAGCACCATTATTATCAATCCAATCTGCTACCTTTTTAACATCTTGGTACTCCTGTGTAGCAAATACCCTCTTCCTAAAATCTTCTAAGGATTCAATATATTTGCCATCTTCATCTACTTTTCGTTTCAGTTCATTACCCTTTTCGTCATGATATATTCCTAAAACAATTTCTCTTTCAGGCTTATTGCGATGAACACCATGCAATTCCTGGAACTCCAGGTTATTAATTACTGTGGCAATCAAACAACTTCTCAAATCTTCCTCGTCCATCTCGTTACTAAGTAAAATAAAAGGTTCTTGTTCAACTAAAGTAATGTAAGCACCAAGCATTACAAGTTTTCTTGACTTACCACTATTACTAACCAACCCTTCAAAGATTACTTTCTTTTCTCTCATTCCCAAGAAATATTCATTGTACATTCCCCATGGAAAAGCTAATCCCATCGCTGGGCGATCAAGGTATCCTTCAATTGTATTTGCTATATTACTTGCAAGTTCTACTGGTTCTTGACCTGAATTAATAACAGTATTAATTTTATCAGCCGAAAATCTAATATACTTATAGACATCATTAGCAGACATTGAATTAAAATCTTTCCGATTCATAATTCTGTCTACAGAATACCCCTTTTTCTGGTACTCCCTAAGTAATGAATATTTCTTTACTATTTTAAAATAGTTATCTATATCATTAATATCAGCAAGTTCCATATAGTCTTCAGCTGTTTTCCAACCCTTATATTTTCTATATTCCTGGAGTCTTGCACGATCTTGAGACATAAAGTTATTGAGTTTTGTTTCATTTACAGTTTGAGAAAAACTAGAGTAATAAAGCCATAAATTGTCATAAAAAAATTTAGTTACAGGACTTGAAAAATCGTATTGACTTCTTATGTAATTTCCATATGTAACATAATTATCTGGCTCTTGAAGTAGACAACCCATAAAACACATTTCTGCTTGTAAGTTAGAAACTCTTAATTCATTATCCAATATAACACCTCCTAATATCCTAGTATTTCATTTATTATATCGTCATCATTATATTTTTTAGCTTTTTTCTTAGGAGGTTTATAATGTCTGAGAAAATTTCGTGTTGTAATTACTGTTGAATCTTCTGCACCTTGATTATATTGAATCTCCTGTTGCTCTTTCCATTTAAGATAATCATTATATTTACTGACTAATACTGTAATATCATAAAGAATTGTTTGTTCTTCATTCATATTAATCCCACGAGAAGCAACTTTCTCCCTGGCTTCAATCAATTTATAAAATTTTCTTTGCCACATATCAAGTAAATCTTCTTTTGGAATGCCACTGTTAGGTACTTCTGGTAATGAGCCATTGAATATTTTATTCAATTTATTCTTTACTTTCTGAGGAATAGTCGCAATACTATATTTGTCACGAATAAAATTACAAATATCATCCATAGTAGCAACATATTTATCATTTTTAATATGACCATATTTTTTATTTTTCGATTCTTCTTTGGGAGTTAATCTTCTTGTGGCTTCTTCTCTATAGTCTTTTAAATGATTTAACCTTTCCTGGTATTTCTCTTTGTTATTTTTAGAATTGTTAATACAATCATTACACCATCGTTTAAAGCATTTACTATGGTAGTAGTTTCCACCATAGTAAATGATATTACGAAATGTTTTATTATCTACTTCAATAAGATGATCTTTATATCTACAGTTTTTATATCCACACTTTAATGTTTTTTCTTTAACTTTCACATAACCACCAACTACTGAATAGAATCAAAAACATCAATAACCTTTTGGAGAACATCAGGATCATCTACATTTTTATAAGCAACAGGTAATCCTAATTCTTCAAGTTTTGCTTTAACTTCTTTCTTCTTAATCGGAGATAATGCACTTCTTCTAGATACAATCTCTTTCTTCATTTCGTCTGGATTCTTACTATTTACAGAAGCTGTAACACCTTCATTATTATATTCTTCTTCAGTAACAGGTTCACCTACTCTGCCAAGAATTTCTTTAGCATATAAGTCCTGTTCAATCTTTACAGAAGAAGTTAAATCATTCTTTACTACAAATGATTTTTTATTTGCTGTTCTGTCAATAACTGATTGCCAATCAAGAAGTGTTGGGTCTTCAATCACAGTGTTGTCTTCATGTACATGAGTCCTATCTTTTTCTACCTTTGCACAAACCTGTTCATCTTCATTACGATACATTCTGATAACAGTTTTCGCATTATAACCCATCTGTTTAAATCCATCTGGAATCTTCCTACCAGTAGACACACTATTAATTGTTCCGTCTGCACCCTTTACTGTAGTTTTTTCATCAGTTTCTCTAGCAGTTACAATATAATGAACTCCGCACCCGGCTAAATCAAGAATCAGATCTTGTCCTTTGAAATTGATTGTCTGATAATCTTTTAATTCAAGACCTGCTCCTTCAATTTTAACAAGTTTTGCATCACCAAGAAGTCCATCTTTTTCTGCTTTAACCTTATTACGTTTCTTACTGAATTCAACAAGTCCCTGTTTAGCTGTAATGTTAAGAACACTTGTACCATCAACTACAATTGCATCTGCTCTGAATGGTTCTCCATCAGCATCAACAACAACTTCATCTGTTTCATTTCCTTCATCATCTAACTCATAAAAGTCTTCATGATTTTTTACTTTAGCAATATAATTTCTTACTTCAGTTAAAGACTGAGTGTAAACAATATAGATATTATCAAGATTTACACCATTATCTTCTAACTCTCCCAGGTAATCATCAATTGATCCTGTTTCTGGGTCAAGATATAATACTCTAAATGGCTTACCATCTGGTCTCTTAAAATAAGCTAATTGCATAGCCATGGTAGATTTTCCAGTAAACTGTTCACCATATAAAATCATACCAAGTCTGCTCTGTGTTACTGAAGCCTTTCTTGCTCTTGCCATATATCATTCCTCCAATTAAATTATTTATTATTAACTACAGTTGCATCTGCACCTTGAACTGTAATCCACCCATGTTTTAACCTGGCTTCTGCTTCCTTCATCTGAATAAGTTCAGGAGTAATACTTGATGCTTTTAATTTATTTGCTTCTGCTTCAGCCTTGGCTTTTGTAATTGCGATTTCAGCTTCAGTCTGAGCTTTGATCAATGCAGTTTGTGCTTCAACCTTTGCGGTCTCCTGTTCAGCCTGTGCCTGTTGCTTCTTTTGCAAAGCTTCAACACGACTATTAATTGTTTTCTTTAACTGTTTATCTGGATGAACATCAATAATTGAAGCATCTAATACTTCTATTCCAAAAGCATTTCCAAATTCTTTGTTTAGATATTGTGTAACCTTATGATTAATTTCAGAACGATCACCAGAATAAATGTCCATTAAAGAATAGTTTGTGGTAATTTCAGATACTTTTGATTTCATTACAGATTTAACTCTTCGTTCAACAATATCTTCACCGTCCATCCCTTTAAATCTTTTATATGTATCCACAAGAGATTCTGGATTAAACCTATAACTCATTTGAAAACTAATTGCAATTGTTGCATCATCTGAAGTGGCAACTCCAAATGAATCATCATCCTTAGATCCTTCACGTTTATCTTTTGTTAATACTAACTGTTCATTACCAATCGTAAACAGTTTAATTTTCTTCGTTGGAGCAACCAGATGCCATCCCTGTCCAATTGTTTCTCCTGTTGCTCCACCATTCATGGAATATACAACTCCCTCATATCCAACAGGAACTTTCTCAATACATATGATTGCACATAATAATACAACCACGATGATTACTCCCAACGTAATTCCTCCAAGCAATCCTTTTTTCATTCTTTGTTCTCCTCTTTATCCTCTTTATTAAGTTCCTCTACAGTATCCGATCCTATCTTCCACATAAATTCTCCGATAGGATGAAATATAAATGCTAATAAGAACCATAAAGCAATAGCAATAATTATTACTAGTAACCAAAATACTGGATTCATTTTAACACCACCTAAATTACCATGCAGATGCTTCGTCTTCCTCAGTGAAAGTTCCCCAATCATCATCATTATTGTTATTGTCAAATACCTGTTCTGCTTTGTTATTATTGTTGATTGCAACAATAGCTTCTGCAATATTCTCCTCAGTATATGTATCTCTATCAACTGAAGATCCTTTAGCACCAGTGATGATAAATTCTCTTCTTACAGGAGAAGCAATTCTTTCCATGGCATCAGACTCTCCCCATTCGTCTTCATCCTGTACAACATCTACTTCAGCTTCGGCAATCATATGCCCACTTACTTTAATTGCATTGTAAGGCTTCAGATTTTTCTTAAACATATTTGCAAGTTTAGAATCCTTGATGATAAACTCTGCATCTTCGATGGTAGAGTATGTTACAATTTTTGCAGAAACGATATATCTTCCTGTCGGCTTAGAATCATTATCCATTTCCCTATCAATACCAACAAAAACGATGACCTGGTTAAAATCATTTTTCTCAATAAATTTTTCATCAGTAAAATCAACATCTTTTGCTAAAGATACCTGACGAGCAGAAAGATTGATAGAAGATACTTTATCTCCACTACGATTGATATAACTTCTATAACTTAAATCTCCACGTACAAAAACTGTACATCCATCTCTTAAGTTATTATGAATCTCTTCACAAGCATCATAATCCGGGAGAACTTTCTTATCATTTACAGGCTCTCCAGTATTAGGATCAATTTTCTTTTTTACTCCAACATTCATTCCAATCAGATTATAACCTTCACTATTAAAATTAAATCTGTTTCCCCATGGAATTTTTTTCGTATCCTTTTTGTCCTTGTTGTAGAAGTAAACATTATCCTGCTCAAGTCCAGTGATATTCACATAAAGACGATTGTCGAAATTATAATCAACACCAAAATTAATAATTCTCATCATCTTATTGTTTTTCACTTGTCTTTCAGTAAAGAATCGATCCGATTCTGTTCCAGATACAATACCTCTTAACTGAAACTGTCCTTTTGTTTCTGGTAAGTCAAATAATCTTGCCATAATTTCCTCCTTATTTCTTTAATTTTAAAATTAATTTATTTAAAACAGAAAGAAGGTAATCTATTTCTTCTTCTGTATTATTGTTGTTGATTGAGATTCTTACTGTACTCTTTGCCATACTATCCGATAATCCAATTGCTTTTAATGTTCTACTTGGCTCAACAGAATGTGAGCTACAGGCACTTGTAGATGACACATACACATGATTTAGATCTAAATAAAAAAGCAGAACCTCTCCATCAATTCCATCAAAAGACACACTTATGTGACCAGGAAGTGTATAATCATCAGAATTGATATGAGCATTATCAATTTTCGATAAGCCATTTTTAATTTTCCGATTTAATTTCCAAACATATTCTTTATCTTTTTTAGTTTCCTCTTTTAGTGCGGAAGCCATAGCAATAATACCTAATACATTTTCTGTTCCTGGTCTTCTACCATTTTCCTGTTCTCCACCATGCATTAACTGAAAATCATTTGAACTTTTATATGATGAATTAACATACAAAAATCCAGTTCCTTTCATACCACCAAACTTATGAGCAGATGCAGAAAGCATTGTAATGTTTAAGTCACTTAGATCAATATTTATATGTCCAATAGCTTGTACTGCATCTGTATGTAGTGGTATATTATGATTCATACATATTTCTCCAATAGTTTTAATATCATTTAAACTTCCTATTTCATTGTTTGCATACATGATAGAAACGAATGAAGTGTGTTCATTGATTAATTCTTTTATCTTATTTGGATGTATATGTCCATGTTCATCTGGCATCACATAATCAACATAAGCATCACATTCTTTTTCCAAACATCTAATGGTGTTATATACAGATGGATGCTCAATCATCGTTGTAATAATATGATTTTTCCCATGTTTTAATCCATCCATATATAATTTCATAATAGCCATATTATTTGATTCTGTCCCACCAGAAGTAAAGATTATCTCATTTGGTTTACAATTTAAAATCTTAGCAATCTGTTTTCTTGCAGAAGAAATTTTCTGATCTGATTCTCTGCCTTTCTCATGTAAACTTGATGGATTTCCATATATATCTTTCGCAACACAAATCATTTCTTCAAATGCTTTTTTATTTAATTGAGTAGTAGAAGCATTGTCTGCATAAACTTCCATCAACTCACCTTCTCTTCTGCAATCTTTTTACTCTTAAAGACCTTCTTTGCTTCCTTTTCTTTCTTAATTTGATTATCTAATTTAGCCATTGCAGACTCAAATTTAGAAATTGGAAGTCTTGAACTAGTCTTAGAAGCACGTTTGTTATCTTCCAGAATATATTCTTCTGTACCTTCTTTATATGGATTCGGCTTATACTCATAAGCTTTACCCTCTTCTCTTCTTTTAGCAAACTTTTTCATACGCTTCTCATGCTTCTTCTGTTTTTCTGCTTTATTTAGAAGTCTTCTTCCAGAATTTTTATAAGCATCATATCTTTTCTTGTTGCTTGGATTCTTAATCTTTGCCATTTTACTTCTCCTTATTTATTCTTCCATAACATTCTTTTTGTAAATTATTATTTTTTCCACAGGACTCATCCAATTCTCATCACAGTATGATATATCTCCCATAATTGATACCTGGTCTTGTAACACATCTGTATCGACAACAAATTCAGTACAACAACCATTATCGCTTGTAAAGATATTATCTTCATCTGTATCATATGGGTCTTTCTCATCAGATATGATACATGGGATTACTGTTCCATTTTCCAAAACCAAATCAAAATACTGACCGATTTTAGGATCAAAAGCAAATCCTATTGCCACGCAGAATCTTCCATTAATCATACGGATTCCGTAATCCCCGGTGTATGCATATTCATCTTGTAGCAACCATTGTGGCGATGACACATCTGTAATTTTTGTATATCCCATAAATGATTTATATCCACTATATTCAGGTATGTAATATGTTTCATGATCTATAGGAGTTTTTCTAAGATATTTTTTATAAACAAACCCATACTCTTTCCCATTCTTTAGTATGATAAACCATTTTTTATTATATTTTTTCACTCTCACCTTCTCATTAAAGTTAAGAACATCAAGTATTTCAGAATCCGTATTTGGTTCTTTTCTGATATTCAACTGAGTTTTTGTATATCGAATCATTGATTTCTTTCTTAGTTTAATTGTTATATAATTCTCTTCTTTGATTACTATTCTTTTATATTCATTAATCTCCTGTCCCCTCACGGGGACTCGACAACAAATTAAAAATACCGTAACCAAAGTTACAAAAATAAATTTAATTGGTTTCATCTAATCTCTCCTTTTCTTTAATATCTATATGAAATGCTCGACCATACTGGATGGAAGAGCAATAATTAGTTAAGAAATTCCACAGCAAGTATTAGAAAGGAGGTACAAACATGAAAACACAAAAGGATACTTGCTGTGGATTCTGTCTCATTTTAGAGACCTAAAAAAAGATAATTGCCTAATTAAAATTTCCGAATAAACGGAATTGAAAATTCCGACTTTTACGGCAAAGCCTAGTTAAGACTTTATCTGATTTCCACATCACAGTCAGTTTATAGTGATGACTCACACATTTGTTTAACATTATTAAATATATTGAGGTTAGCGATGAAGTGATAAATAAAAAATATAACCAAATAATAGTCGTCACATTGCTAATGTTTATTGACTAAAAATAAATCATAAACAATAATGTTAAACATAATGGATCTGCAAGGATTTGAACCTTGAACTTACTGCTTATGAGGCAGTTGCTCTAACCAATTGAACTACAGATCCATATTATCTGATTGACAACCATACAGCCTGTATGATCACTCCAAGATAATTGCACAAACTCTTTAAACATTTATCACAGGATTTTATCGAAGATTATTCCTTGAAACTTAATAATTCATAAGCACATCTCAATGTACGGTTTAAAAATTAAAAAGTAATCATTAGCAATTAAGAATTCAGAATTAAACATTTATTCCAATCTACAATTATTGGTACTCTGATTCACCCTTATCTATGGTGGCAGTAAACCAATAATACTTATAGATACTTGTCATTCTAATATCTTTCTGTATGCATAGAAAATCTTTTTGTCTATGTTTTAATTATTTAACTTACCCAGAAACATAGAAAATGGAAGTGTGACAAATTTGGAGTTTTCGTATGATTGCCAATCAGTATTTTTAAAACAAGACTAATACTCTAGGTTTCAAAATTCAATTGTTGTAATACAATTGGAAACCTGGAGTTTAGAATCTACTGTAGACTCAAACTCCTCGATGAATCTTTCCAACTCATCAATCTTATCTACGATTCCAATCGGATCTACCAAAGAGTATTCTTCTCTTTCCCTATATGGAATCACGATTGAATCATAATCTTCTGCCTTGCCTTTAGTTTCTTTCCCATAAACTGTGGCAACCAGGTTATCAATTTTCTGCTCCATTGCCCGGTTATGTCTTTCGACTTCTAACTGAGAGTCAGCCAGTTGCTGTTTCATCGAGTTAAGAAGAAATTTTTTGTAACTGATAGAATTCTTCATATCAATTACTTTTGCAACTGAATAAGTTTCTCCACAGATTTCAATCTGTGTTTTTGCATTGGATTCCACAATCGCATTTTTGATTGCTTCTCTTCTTGTGATGAGATCTCCAATAGAATCCATCGCAGATTTTGCTTCCTTAATGAAGTCTTCCTTAGTGATATAAGGTGTGACTTTCTTTTCAGAAGTCTTAGCGGAAGCAACAAAACTAGAATTTCTGATTGCTCTGTTGATTCTGGAGTCAAGAGTTTTTAACTCATTGAGTCCCTGGGTTACAAGCATTTTTTCCATAGTCATTTCCTCCTTGGAATTAAAATTAAAAATGAAATTTATATATTACAAACAGGGATAGTTGGATTTGAACCAACGAATCCAGGAGTCAAAGTCCTGTGCCTTACCGCTTGGCGATATCCCTAAATGCCCACACCATAGCAGAGGATCTACGTGGGCGGTATTTCTTTAACCTCTTACACCTTTTTCTTTTCCACCAGGTGTCCCGGCTTTCAGTTTATTTATAGACGATTCAGTTTCGTCTTCTATGTATTATAGGTTTGTTTTATTATCCCTTTTAAAAGCCACTTGCCCTATATATGTGTTTCTTGTCAATTTGTGTGTTTTGGATATGTTTCACTATTTCTTTTAAAAGAGATGCAAGCCTTAATACTCTTATATTGTATCATAGGTTTCTATATTTGTCAAGCAATTTCAAAAAAAATTTTTGACAAATTTCTGATTATATAGTACAATATTTTTGTACACTTTTCTTTGTGTATTTAGGTTTGTTTTGAAAGAGTCTGGATTAAGTGAGGAGAAATCCGTCTGTAGCTTACCCAGACTCTTTCTCTTTCTATTTCTTTTTAAGCGGTAATGAGATCATATACTCATCAAGAATCCAAAGATTCAATCTACAGTACTTACAGTTTGGAGAATAATTAGTTTCATATCTAAAATTTGGAGAATCTTCCATAAAATTCAAAACCTTCCAAATCAACTCCTTCATACAATTTCCTGTTTTCATATTAACAATTGAACATGAATATGATCCATATTCGTATACATATCCATGACGTTTTCTAAAGTCAATAAAATCTTTGAATCCGATGCGATACATCATATCCCCTTCTTTCCTGTATTGTGCTTGTATTATATCAGAACATCTGTTCGATTGTCAACAGCTTTTTTATATCACTATTTTTATCATAGGTTTATTAATTAATGTATAGTTTTACCAATACCATTTTTATTAGTATTGGTAAAATATATTAAACTAAAAATTCAAATCTTGTTCTCAAATGTCTAATCTCATAAGAGATACATTTCTCTGCAAGAATCTGATGGTAATGAGTATTTAACTCTTCCACATTATATTTATATCTATACCTGGGATCTTCCAGATCTGCCCTAAAATCAATTTCATAATCCTTGCATCTGCTTTCTATGTAATTAAATAATCCAGAATTAGCAATATCATTAATACTTAAAATGGCATCTAACTCTAAATACTCACTAATATATTTCCTAAGTTTATCAAACCTTCTCTGAAGGTTTCTACCGCAATCTTCAATAGTCATTGCTTTGGGGAAAGCAAATACTGAATCATAATCTCTCTTCCATCTTAATTGTCTTGGTCTTCCCAGGGTTTCAAAATAATCCACACTGGAAGCAATATATAAACTATCTATAAATAATCTTGAAACTTTGATTAGTCCCCTATCAATACGAATCAGATTATTCCTTTTATCTATATCTGACAATCTAAGAATAGCCAACTCTTCAAATGTAAGTCCTTCATATATTCCCATGAATAAAGATCCATCATAATCATAATTAAGTATCTGTTTATCATGTTTTAAAAAATATATAGTTCTATCAAACATCTCAGGCGAAATGTAGGTTACTCTTTTATAAGTATCCAAATAACTCTTAAACTCTTCAGCAGAAATAAATTCTTTAGATAGCATATTAACTTTAGTATAATCATGGTCAACACACCAATCCAAGTAACCACTAATCATGCTTTTATAATTTAATGAAGTACCTTTAGAAAGATGAAATCCTATTATCATCTCGACCAGTTCATGAGTAGTCATTTGATAGAGATCCATCCCTTTTTCTTCTTCTACATTTTTAGTTCTTTTTAATACTCCGATTGCAGAATCTACTACATTAGAAGTTTTGCTTTTAACCTTGTCTTTTAAGTAGGAAATATAAGATTCCTTCAATTCATTATTATAAAATACCTCAGACATTTTATTCCCCTCCTTTTGCCCTACAATAGCACAAAAGAAATAAAATGTCAATCTAATGGTCTATTATAGGTTCTTTATTCTGAATTTCTTTTTTTCATTACTTTCTCCTTCTACACTCCCACGGAATTGTGGGAGTGTTTTTTAAATATTTAAGTCATTAACTACACCTGTTAATGTTTCAGAAGTAATTCCGATATAACAAAGTGTACTGGTTTGTGAGTTATGATTGAGAAGTGTTTGTACTGTAGTTAATGCAGGAGCATCCGGGTTTTTCTCTTCCTCAAGTTTATTAAAGATCTGTCTTGCGAAAGTCTTTCTTAAACTGTGAGTAGAAAAGTTTCCCTCCAAACCTACAGCAGATGTTGCTTCCTTAATTATCAGATTTACCTTTTCATCGCTAAATGGCTTATCACCTTTTTTAGAAAAGATAAATCCATTAAGATTAATCTGATCCTTAAATTCTTCAATGAAGTTTTTTGTCACTTCAAAAATAGAATTGTTAATCACAATTTGTCTAATCTTTCCAGTCTTCTTTTCTTTTACAGCATAATTCTTACGGATCACTACCGGGTTTACACTGGAAAGAATGTCAGACCATTTAAGATTAAGAAGATCAGATACTCTCAATCCTAAGTTAATTCCATACACAAAGAGCATATAATCTCTTGTGTAGGTTAACTTCTTATTGTCGGTTTTAGCTGTCTTAATTTTCCCAAATAAGTAAGCCTTAACCTTTTCTACATCTTCTTTCCTGGCGATTGGAGATACTCTTCTGCTAACACGATTGTTATTAGGTGTCTCCTTCAAACCGCCATCTTTTCTAAACTTAGGATCTTGTTTTTTCTCAAATTCAATCTCCTTAAGTCTTTTCAGTTTTTCTTCCAATTCCTTTTTTAACGCTTCTGCTTCAGCCTGAATCTGAGCTTCCTCATTAAAGTAAGAAATACTTTCCTGTGGCTGCGGATTATAATCTGTACCACCTACTACCTTTAACATGAAGATCATCTCCTTTCCTTAATTCTCTTGTATTATATCATAGGTTTAATTATTTGTCAAGCACTTTTTGCAACTTCCTGGATATGATCCGATATATCTTTACAGATCTCATTCTTGCTCCTGGTAGCAGAAGCCTCATTCAAAATAGTATAAACAATTATTCCTACTAATCCAATAAATAAAACCATATCTACTCCTCCTCTTCTCCAAGATAATCTAATTCATAATCTCTTAATTCCTGATCTGTCAATTCCCTGTTATAAACCAATACATCATAGTATCTGTCGGAAGGATCATCTCTTCTTTCATAAAATCCCTTCATTGGCTGACAGCCAATTGAAAATCCTCTTAATCTCATTCCATATTTATACATCATGTTTAATCCTCCATTTCTTTTTCTAATTGATCTAACCAATTATTTAAGTCTACTGCAATAATCATAATTACATCATGTTGTTCCTGTAAAGTAAGACTAAGCCATTTATCCAATCCATATACCTGGATGTAAACTTTAACTACTGTATCTACAAACTTATCAATAAATGTATCTATTGTTAATTGTGTTTCCATGTTTTATCTCCTTTAGTCTAATGATGAAATCTGGATAATTGATATATGACATCCTTTTAAGTCTACGAATTTTTCTCTTGCTTCTTTTTCTGTGGATGCATTTACAATCCACTCTGTTCTATATAAGTTACTCCAGTAAACTATCCTCCATTTCTTCATTAAATCAGATCCTCCATCATCTTATTCACCTTTTCCAGTCTCTTTTCTTTCTTATGAAGTCTTACAATATCTTTTTCACAATTTCCAAATTCTCTTAGAATATCAATTGCGTCCTGAAGATCATCCCTCTCATTGGCAAGTCTTTTTATTCTCTTTATTCTTTTTTCGTATTGTTCCGGGCTTTCTCCTCTTGATATCATTTCTAGTGCTTGATCAATTGTGAACCTCATTTTTTAATTCCCTCCATATTATCTCAACCATTTTTCATATACTCGTTTGATTACGAAATTTTCTACACCTCCAAATTCATCAATCAACTTCTGAATTAAATCTGTTTTTCTATATGCTTCTGCAATAGGCAAACCATCTTCATCATATGCTCTATATAACCACATCTTTTACTTCCTTTCCTATTGATAACATATGATTCGTTTCTTAGATTCTGAATATATTATATCATAGGTTTCTTTATTTGTCAAGCACAAATTTCCCTGGATCATTTATTAATAACCCAGGGAAACATAATTATTTATCATTCATCTTCATCATCATCGCTACAAAAAAGATCTTCAATTGGACACAAATCAAATAATTCCAAATCATCTCCAACATACTCTTTAATCCATTCGTCTGCATCAGATTGCTTAAAAGCATACATCTCATACGCTTCTCTCATTGCCATACAAACTAGTTTAAAAGCATCATAAAATTTAGAATCATAAATTTCATCAGGCAGTTTTCCACAGATTCCAATCTCAAAATCATACTCTTCAATCGGATGTTTTAATTTGTCATATTCAGACTCCCAGTCAACATCTTTATGATTAGATTCTATAAGAATATCAAAACTTGGGTAATCGTCTACAGTGATCTTCACATAATCTGACATTCTACTTGCACATACAAAGTAATTATGTCTGTTTAAAGTCACGCAGATTTCCACAATAGTACTTCCTTCTACTGGGCTACATGCTAATCCACCACCATCATATCCCCATCTCATATTTCTAACGATCATTTTATTTACTCCTTTCTTAAAGCATTACAACTGCATTTAATACATGGTCATACTTATATACATTATAGCTTAATCTTTCCTCTGGTGAAACCTCCGTATCATTTACTTCTTTAATCATTCTCCTAACTTCATCAGGAGTAGCATCTTTTCCCGGGAGTGTAAGAAGCTCATGGATACTGGACGGAATAATGTAAAAATCATTTCCATATTTCTCATAAATTTCAAACAACGAATCTGTAAACAAGATGAATGACGCTCCCTTAAATCCAGACTTGTTGGTTAAGACATACTGCGTATGCTCTCCCATTGCCGTTAAAAAATCAGTATCTTCACATACATCTGATCCAAATACAATTTCTGCAAGATTTTTATGAATCAGTTCTGACTCTGTATTATTAAAAGCATCTTCCCAAATTTCTTCAACAGATACATCCCAGGAAGATACAAGATCCCTAGTCACTTTTGCTGAATGATCCTTATCAATCTTAACATATATGTATAACTGAAGATCAAGAAAATCTTTCGTCAAATATTTAGGATTTCCCACCTTCGGCTGCACAGCAATATAAACATTTGAAGAATCATACTTGTCAAGAATCTGCTCAAAGTCTGCCATATCCTTAACGTGCTTTAAGCTCTCATGGTACGCTTCTAATACTGTTTTTAAAGCACTGTCTAAATCCTTTAAATAGGTATGTTCTTCCGGGTAAATGACAGGATCAACTAAATGCCCTCTAAAAAGAATACCATCTTTCTTTACTCCATTCTTTTCCACGTTTTTTACCTCAACATCAAACCCTTTGTTCTTTAATTCCTTTTCAATCATAGTAATGTTAATCATACCAATTTTCCTTTCTTTGTTATATATATTAGGTTTATTTATGTATATTAAAAAAATCTTTGTCATTATCCAAAACAAATGATAATATTTTTAAAGTTGTTTTGTGAAGACTATGAAAGTCCCCTTTAATCTTTTTTGTAAATGTATGGTTATTGTATATACACTTTACAGTAATAGATAAATCCACAATAGAGTATTTAAGATTAAGATATATTCTTTTATTTATTTTTACTTCCTTATCACCACTCTCTAGTGCATCATAAATCTTTTCGTATGCATCAAGAAATCTCATGTAAATAAAATGAAATGTGTTTTCTTCCTTACTCTCACTTATTATCCTTTTGACATTTTGAATATGTTTTTTTGAAACACCTTTCATTAAATCTTCGATTACTTCCACCTTGTCATATACTCTATCGCACATTTAACTTTCCTCACCATCAGAACCCTCATCCATCTCATTAAGCATATCCTTAAGAAGATTAATCTCATCTACATCCAGTGTAAACCCTTTTCCACATCTTTCCGTGCCATCATCCTGTGGAGTCCATTTGCGTATGTCAAACTTAGCTGGTCTATCATTCCATGAGATTTCTGCTACCCGGAAGATCTGACCGTTTTCTAAAGTCCTCTCTGCATATGTCTCCAGTATCTCATACTTTAATTCATTTTTCTTTACTGATTTACCCTTAATTGCCATGTTTATTTCTCCCTTCATTTAAAGTGTGATTACTACTAGATCATTCTTATGTCCTACTTCTCCAAAGCCTTTACCCTTAAGAGAATAAAAGTCTCCATTTTCTGTAAGCTCTGCCGGGTTAAGCCAATAGAGAAGATCATCTGCTCTGCCATCTGGAAGGAGCATCTTATTTAAGATTTTCTTGGCAAGACTTTTCGTCTTTTTCTTTTTGTCAGTTACAACAAAAACTGTTTTACCCTTATATGGGAATTCAAATCCTTTCATGCTTAATCCTCCTTCTGTATTAAATTAAATCTTCTTTGCACACGCAAATTTTTGTATCTGTATTAATTTTCTTGAAGTGTAGATAATCTTTACAATATTCCACTAGACCATCTATAACATCGCCTAAATCATCTATACTACGTCCAAAATCAATCCCTTCTCCGTAATATCCACAAATCAAAGACTTTCCATCAAATATATCAGTTACAGAAACTCCATGCCATCCTGTAGGTTCTCTATTGTACTTTAAATCCTCTTTAGTATCATCAGTAAAACCAACTTCCTTTCCAGGATGTGATTCAAGATATCTTGCTAATTCTCCAATAGTCATAAAAATATACTTAATCATGTTTAATTCTCCTTTCATTTTGAGCAATACTCTCTAAGATAATCCAAAGCATTTTCTATATCATCTCTTTCTGCTTCATACTCCTCGATCTTCTCTTCTAATCCATCATATCTTTCCTGCTCTTTATCGGTCATTTCCCTATCTTGCTCATCTGCTTTTACCTCGATTCTTTCCATTGCTTCTGTCAAGAAATCGATCTTCTCTTCTATTTTTTCAAGAATTCTTTCAAGAGACTCAACCTGTTTATTTAATTTGATCATGTTTCTTTCTCCCTTCTTACTCTGAAGCTATAATCATATGCTCATTGCCGATATTCTTATAAACAGAATACCCATTCTTCTTGTGTCCTTCTGTATTACTGATTGCTCTGTCAAGAGCTTCAGCAGGTTTAAGAAATCCTCGGAAATAATTGTACTGTTTAGTTAATACATAATTGTATTTATCTGTATCGTTTAATGTGTAAAATAAAACAGATTTTCCACGATACTTATTTAGGAATCTTTTAATCTTCCTTCTGGCTGTTTCTCTTGACATTTTCCGATCCTCCTAAATTGTGGTGTAAGTGAAAAGAAGTCTTCTTTCTAACTCACTAATTAATCCTGCATCTCTTAAGGCTAAGATGTAAGAAGCTGCACACTTTCGAATCACTTCACTATATCTTTCCTCTTTATACTGTTTCTTCATCCACTCAATGTGGAGTCTGACGTTTTCTGGGATTTTCCTTAAAACCTTTTCTGTACCGCCCATGTTTGTACCTCTTTTCTTTTTTCTAGGTTTATTTATTAGTTACTTTTTACTATCAGCAAGAGATCTGCTAAGAACCAACTTGCGTCTCCCTTGCTGATATTTTGTATTATACCATAGGTTTCTTAATTTGTCAATGGTTATTTTAACAACTCTCCAGTATCAAGATCCAAGATATGTCTAACTTCAGAATCTAGCATCATTAGACCTAATAGTTCCTTGGACATCTCCTCGTATTTACCTGTTCTCCATTCTACACAAATCATGGCAGACCCTCCTTATAATTCTACAAATCCAAACCTATCCACATAAAGATTTTTCCCATCCATTACGATGATATCAGATACAGAGAGTGAGTGACCCTCATATCCTTCTGGATGATTTAAATTGCAAAGTGCATATACATCCTCTGGAGAGTAGTGTTCCGGGATTTTTCCATTGTATACACACTTGTAATCATCCAGGTTAATTTCTCCATACTTTTTCATCACTGTGGAGTATGGAAGAAATGCTTTCCTAAATGTATCATCTGTATCATATTTTAACTGTAAGATCTTAACTGCTTTCATGATAAATCTCCCTTCTCTTTTAGAAAAACTCTTCCAAAATCTCATCAAGTAATTTCATCATCTCATCATTGTCAATCATTCCTGCAATGCAGCATCCTTTGAGAATTCCACTAACTTTACCCATTCTATATTCTGTGGATTTACATATGCCAATATTCTCTTTTTCCATTCGTTTAATTTCATTTATAATATCTTCCTTAATTTTATCCATGATTTAATCCCCCTCTTCCATAACCCAGTTAACAGAGTACCAGGTACATCCATCATGTCTTCCGATTAACCATTCCTCAATTTCATACTGCTCATCAGATTCATTTTTCCGAGGATCACTTTCAAAGTATCTTTCTACTGCTGTTCCATCTTCATATTCTGCTCTTGCTTCCCACATAATCTATCTCTCCCTTAATTCCAAAATCATATAAGTAACTGCCACAACAACAGCTACAATTAACATAATTCCCAAAAAGATTTTCCCAGCCACCATAAAAGGATCTGCTGATGTTGGAATCAACAATCCGATGATTCCCATAATAAACATAAATCCGAATAAGATAACTACCATTTTATCTGTGATCATATTTCCTTTCCTTCCTGCTAGGGAGAGAATGTAATCTATCCTCTCCCTAGACCTATATACTCTAGGTTTATTTTATGCTGTGAGATCTTCCACCCACAGATTGTGGGATTTACACCTTCCACAATGATAGTGGCTGATGTTCTTCACAGCCTTTGTGATTCTTTTGTAGTACGTTTCACAACCACAATCCGGGCAATGAACGATATATTTATATGCCCTGTTTTTCTCTGGGTAAATCTTTTCCACCTTTTCTGATACCCATGTATCAACATAGGTACTAATATGGTAACAGGAGTAGCAATCATTCACGAGATCGCAGTACTTATGGAAAAGTTTTCCGTGATTCATACATCCAGGGCAAGTATGGATCAACTCATGGATGATTGTGTCCTCCAGGTATTCTTCTGGGATTCTCTCATCCAAAAGGCGATATGTGATATTGATTGTGTACACTCCAAAGTGATAACGGCACTGTCCGTATCTTCTTGTAGCTCTTCTGTTTACAATCCACTCTTCAGGAGCGGTGTAGGGAATCTCCAATGCATCTAAAATTTCCATACATTTCTTTCCGTAATACTCAAGATCTCTCATGTTTGTACCTCTTTTCTTTCTGTATCTTAGGTTTATGTATCAAGTGTAAGGAAAGAAACTCAAAACCAATTGGTTTCTGCTCCTTACACTTAATATATTACCATAGGTTTCCGAATTTGTCAAGAAGAATTTTTTCCTTACAATGGATCATCATCTAAGATCGATAACTCTATAATCATCAAAGCATTCTTCATACATATTTTTTTTATTTAAGATATGAATGTAATCAAATGTATCTTTCCATCTTTTCCCTCTTACAATTCTATTTTGGTCAATCTTAATTCCACTCTGATCACTTTTGATAAGTAGATCGCTAATATGTTCCCATGAACCTTTTCTATGTTCTGTTTCATAAACGATATTTACATACTCCCCAGATTCAAGTCTTGTCCAAAAAAAGTATGTTCTATTCTTCATAATTTATTCCTCCCTTCCCTAGTCTAACCTCACAATAAGATTTCCATCATAACCTGGATTAGTTATCTCTTTAACAGAAACAATAGTAGCACCCATATGTTTTTTGTACCATTTTTCCACATCTTCTGTTTTCCTTTCGGCAAAACATTTATTTTTTACAAGTAAATTATTATTTGAATCCAAATATGTTACGTCATATATTTTCATGGTTGAATCTCCCTTCTCCCGGTATCAGTAGGCAAGGATTTTTCCTTACCTACTGTTTTCCATTTTCGCTTATGCTTAAGACACCTTGCATCTTGTGAGCATTGTAGACTTAATATCCTTATACTCATCATGGGATTTAACTGTCCCGGTAAGCTTCACCACATCATCCAGGGTGATCGCTTTAGACGCAAACCATTTATAGATGTTTCCATCTACATCAATGAATTCATACAGATACCACATTCCACCAAAGCTATTTTGCCCGGAAGTAATGCATCTAAAGGATTCAATCTGGATGTCTTTTAATCTCTGTTTGACTTCACCTTGCCATTCAGATTTTTTCCCTTCAGCCTCCCTTTTCTTCATCTCCTCTGCTCTTTTGGCTTCTCTTTCCAGGCTTTTGTCATAGCAAGGAAACAAACTACAGAGGATTGAAAAGTGTTTGGCTTTTGTGTAGTCACTGGATGTCAAAACCTTTAAGTTATGAATCCAATTGGAATTTTCCTCATCCTGGTTTTTAAGCCAAGATAAAGCGTTTTTCACATACACTTTATTTGTTTCTGTCTCTGGGTCAAAGCTGACAGAATCCATCTCTGCCTTTACTTCTCGCTTATACTGTGGTGTCCAGTAAGCTGTAGATCCATAAAGATAAGCATGGAATGTTCCAGCTTTATCCACGGTATTCTGTGGATTATAATCTCCATTAGAATCATACTTCTTGACATATCCAAACTTGCGGATCGTTTCAGCCATGACCAGTAGAATTTTTTCCATCTGGAAGTATTTTTCAATGTATGATCCTGTATAAGTTTCCATACTTTCAAGCTCTGTCCATTTGGACATCATCCAGGCGATAAAGCTTGCTGACATTCCACGAGTGAAATCCTTTAAGCAAGATTTTCCAATCTGCTTATAATCGCCTGTGGAATTGTTGTAGATGATATAGAGATTTTTCCGATCTCTATCTGTATTACAATGTTCACATCTGCATCCAAGATTATAAAACCTAGATGGGATTTCATGCTTTCCAAAAGAAGTGATAATGTTTCCTTCTGGAAGAGCATCCACTGTAGCAATGCATTCCCAGTTGTTAATCTGGAATTCTGCATCTACATACACATTGTAGAATTTTTGTGGTGTCTCCTCATAGATGGGCTTCATGTCCTTTGTGTAGGACTTCACCACAAATTTTCCATCTGTTCCCCGGACAGGGACAGATTTTATTTCTTCCCCTGTGATCTTGAAAGTAAAATCACAGGAATTTTTTCTGCATTTATTTTCCAGAGTCTTCATCAGCTTCTGAAATTTTTCCCAGTTTCCTTCCGGGATAGAAAATGTGTTTCCAAGATCTTTCTTTTCTGTTGTCATGTTTTTGTTTCCTTTCTTTTTATGTCTTAGGTTTATCTTTAATCTCTCAATGATAGGCTCTGGAATTTTCCAAAGCCCACGGTTCAGAGATTAAAGTTAGTACTCCTCTGGATGATCACAATAATAGTCGTAATCATCATAAATTTCCTTTGCTCCTAAATCGGAATAGTTGTTATCAAAGTAATCCCAACTGATTCCGTAATAGGTTTCCAGGAACTGTCCAAAAGACAAGATATTCTGTTTTGCTTTTGTTGTGTTTATCATAATATTTCCTCCTATATGATGTTGATCTTGATTTGTTATATATAGTCTAACATGAATTAAACTTTTTGTCAATCTTTATTTTTTAGGTTTATTATTTTAATTTTTCCATAAATAATCTCTGATAGGGACTATGGAAAAATTAAATATCAAAACAAATAATCTCTACTGTACTACTCCAGTACTTTGTATTCTCAGGATTGTTGTATGTATAATTTTTCCTTGCATCACATTCCCTTCTGTATCCATATTCTTCTAATAGCCAGGAAATATGGTCAAAGCTTGAATCTTCTGGGACATTGCTTTCATATTTCAACATCTTATCATTTTTCCCAAAATACGCTACAACATTTTTCCCTTTAAAGTTAGGGTTATTTTCTGTTGCAATGCTTGTTTCTTTTATTAAATATCTCTTCATGTTTTTTTCCTCACTTTCACTTTTTCCTCATGTTGTTCTGCTTTGCTTCAACTAGGATTTCTGCCGGGATATTTTTCCCAACAGCATTATATAATCTCCTGATTTGATTTGGTCTAGCTATGATCATAGTGACTAGCTTCCGGGAATTCTGATTGTAGATATATATGATCCCATGAGTTGATACACAGTGGATTTCTTTCCCTTTATCGTGGTTTTTGTCCACTAGGAAAGCGGAATCGATTACCGGGATTTTTTCCACAGACAGAATCTTGTGATACCGGGTAAGCCTGTCTCTCTGGAAATGTCTGCTATGGTGAGAATGATCAATCAGTAATGTTACTGATTTGGTATAAGGTTTGATCGTCATGGTGTACATCCTCCCTTCTTTTGTGCTTTAGGTTTATTTTTAATGGTTTAACAAGTAGCACAGATTTTTCCGATTCTATGCTACCTATAAGCCATTAAAGATATTTTTCCGGGAATGATCCGGGAAGACTTTAGTAAAGATCTTCTATAATATCCATCAGTTTAGAAATTACATCCTCCGGGTTATGCTTTACTTCTTTGGAAAGATTTTCCAAAGTAGTTTCTTCGGCGATCATCTCAAAATGATAAAAGGTATCCAGGATGTCAAATAATCTTTTTACTTCAGATGTTGTCATGATAAAATCTCCTCTCTTGTGCATTAGGTTTATTTGTTTATGTAAATAATATAACATAGGTTTCTGATTTAGTCAAGGATTATTTTTAGGAACATAAAAGATTGAATTGTTATTAATTAATATCTCATTGGAGTGCCTAAAAATTTCCTTTTAGGCACTCTATCAGACATTAATCAGTCAGATTTTTCCGGGAATGATCCGGGTAGATCTATTTGATTTTTTCATCGAATCTGTCTATAATATCATCTTCCCAGTTGTTATAAGGGTTATAAATGCAATAGGTGCGGATGATATCATCTTTGTGGAATCCGTGATATCTGATGTAGTTGTAATGTGGGTCAGGTGCATTTAAAATTTTCCCATCGCCATGTTTATTTAACTGTCTCCCGGTAGATAATTCAATATACAGAGTGTTAGTTTTTTTCCGGGAAACAAGCTGTTCATAGCTCAATCTGTTGATAGAAATAAATTTGATTTTCGGCATCCGGGTAAAGGTATATTCATTGTATTTATGGTTTTTCCAAAAGATGGAAACCTTGAATTTTCCCTTATTCATCCGGGTTACTACTTTCATAGAATGATAGGTTTTTACAGTGGCTCTTTGTGCTACTGTTTTAGCTGTTGCCGGGAAAAATGGTGTCATTAATGTGGTGATAATCAGGGTAAAAATGATAGCTCTTTTAATTGTGTTTTTCATGATTTCTTTTCCTTTCTTTTTTTCTTACTGTGGTTTATTTTTCCGGGATGATTGGCACTCTTAAAGAGTGCCGGTAATCATCTTGTAAAGATACATTTTTTCCGATTCCTTAAGAGATGACCGGGATATATCTTTCCTTAAGTGTGCTACTTGTTCCAGGGTGTCCCGGATTGATTGCATTTCTGAATTGATTGCAATTTGCAAGATCTGATTCTCATATTTGTAAAGCATGTTTTTCCCTCTTTTCTTTTTGTATATTTTTATTTTTCCGGGAATGATCCGGGAAAGATCGATCGTGTTTAATGAATAATCATTGCATTATTTTTTATTTTCACATTTAATCCCAGATTTTCCGCACGTTTGACGTATGAAATTAATTTTTCATTTCTCTGATAGCAATCTGTTTTTGATACTTTTCCAATCCCGGTTTTATTTCCTTCATAGACTGTTATTACAGCTATTTTTCCAAGATCTGAAAGTGTTAAAAGAATATCATCTACAACTGAATCTGAATCAATTACATTTAAGACATTGCTACAAATAACAAGATCTTTTTTAGTTAAAAGTGATTCTTTTCCGGGTAACCAATTAGGATCGTATCCTTGCCATTGATCGCAAATGTTTCCGATTGTATATTCTGATATATGATCTGTATACCTTCCACATCCATAATCTAGCATTGATTCAGGTTTTTTAATTTTCCCGGATTCAATCAATTTTGAAACGATCGGATATATTGCCGGTAATTTTTTACTGTTAATGGATGTATATTTACTAGAATAATTTTGTTTCATTTTTTACCCTCTTTTCTTTGTTGTGGTATACCGGGATCTTATGAAAAGATCCCGGTATTTTGTTGTTATGTATTAGGTTTTTGTATTAATCAATGATCGATACATCCGCATACCTTAAAACCGTCTTTACAGTTGCAACGATTTTTACAGATACCACATTTCATACCGTCAATACGTTTTACTTTTTTGTTACCATTTTTGTATGTACCGTCAATGATGTATGCCGGACACATTGTTTCAATGTGTAATCCATGGGATTCATAATCAAATTGACCGTCAACAAATGCAAATGCTTTTACATTCTTTTTATGAGCGTATTTTAAATATTCAGTCAATCCGTATTCATGCCAAATACTGAAATTCAATACAAGATTTTTTGGCAAGTTGTTATCATCTAACCATGGGCAAACGATCTCAAATCGTTTTGTATAGATATAAAATAGACGATCTGGGAAAATGTGGGCAATGCCTAAAATCATTTGCCAATGAGCTAAACTATCAATTTCACCGGATGCATGCCAACGGATCATCTTAATAGAATCATCATTTTTCAGGGCTGTTATAATCTGATTTGATAATTCTACAATGTTATTTCTTAATAACAGTGTGTTTTCAATCGTTGCCGGTAAAACTGTATTATGGAATCTCTTTGCATCTCTTACGGCATAACATCCGTTATTTTCGCAAGAATCACATACACCATCACAAGTACCGGGAATATCAGTTAAAACAGTACCATCTTTTTTGATCAGTGGGTTACCACCGGGTAAAAAATTGATTGTCATAACATTACTACCAACTTTACTATTTGTTGTTAAATGAACGTTTTCACAAGGGATATTAGTTGCGGAATACATAGCTTTTTTCATGTTTTTGCACCTCATTTCTTTTCTTTTTTAGGTTTATTGATTGCTATTTAAAACACCCGGTAATCAGTGACAAATCAATGTGTTATTTATCGGATGTTTTAAAAGTCAATCAATATTGATTTGACTTTTTTGTTGTATTCAATGTGGTTTAGATAAGTCAAGATTCTATAGATCTACGACTAACAGCCATTACATACACTCATTTAGTTTTCATTGTACATTAGGTTTTTGTTTTAGATCTTATTTATTAACCTGATAGTGACAAGCCAATGTGTATTCAGGTCGTTTCGTTTGATCTTGCACTCATTTTAACATGATTTTTTGTTATTGTCAAGACTTTTTTTATTTTTATTTTTTAGGTTTTCTGATTTGATAAAAACCGTAACCCTTGACCGGGTTATAAAGTAGGCGATTGCCTATCCGATTGGATGCCTTTATTTTACATTAGGTTTTTTTATTTGTCAAGCATTATTTTTGATTTTTTTAAAAATGTTTATCAGATCTTTTTTACCGGGATAGAATACCGGGATATTATACTTTTATTTTTCAGTTTTATTTTAGTATTATATATTATTATATATATTATATATTCTTTTATGCTTTTAATTTTATTCTTTTATCAGATCTTTTTTTGCTGTATATGCTTTTATCAGATCTTTTTTATGAGATCTCATAGAATACCGGGGAAAACATCCCGGAAAAGGATCACACTTTATAGGTTTAAAGTGAAAAAGTCCTGGTAATTCAGTATTTTTTTGAGATCTCAAAAATGTAAAACGAACTTTACATCGTTTCATAACCCGGA